TTTTGCAGGGACAAAGGTGTGTGCATAATCACCACCAACTTTTATTGTTTTCTCTTTAGAACTTACATAAGTGTGTGCATAGTCTCCACCAGAGAATGTTGATGTTGCAGTTGCACTGTAGAAAGCATGTAAGAAAGGTCCTCCAGTTAGTAAAGCACCTTCGGTTGCACGAACAAAAGTATGGTCATAATCACCACCGTATATCAATGCACCATTTATTGCCTCTTCAAATCTATGAACATATTGATTCTTAACACGAGATATACCAACATCTATTGCAAGTGCAGTGCCAGCATAACCTGTTATAGGAAGTGAAGTATCATATGCAGTTGATCTACTTCTTGGATAGTAGTGATCTTTTGCACCACCATCTATAGCACATGTAAATGCAAGACCAGATAGTATCACATCTTTACCTACCTTGTACCCATGAGGTGCGGCAGTGGTTACAGTTAGAACTCCAGTTATATTATCATACAATGCACTAGAAACTCCTAATGCAGGGTCATAATCACAAGTAAAGGCGATACCAGAAAGTATTACACAATCATCTTCTGTGAGATTGTGATTCTTTCTTGTAGTGATAGTTGCAATACCAGATGTTTCATCATACTCAACATGACCAACTTGAACAGCAGGAGCACTTGTAAATGTAACTGCAACACCAGTAACATTAACAAAATCATCAGTTTCTAAACCATGACCTTCAAAAGGTATGAATGAACCAACTCCAGCAGCTGAGGTGTGTATGCCTGTTGTGGTCATTGCAGCACCAATATTCACACTAAAGTCAAATGCACTTACGATTCCTGTGACACCAAAATATCTTTGTGAATCTGATGGGAATGTAATATCACCAATACCTGTGGCAAATTGAATTCCAGCTAATTTAACAACACTTGCGGTTGTCAATCCATGAGCAGTATTACAACTGATTGTTGCAACACCAGAGAATGACTCATAATCAACAGATCCAATATTAATTGATCCACCAGTTGTTTGACCTATTGCAGTAACAGTAGTGATTCCTTGAGAGGGAGTATCACTAAGATACTGAATAGTTCTAGGTGCAAAGAAACCAGTTCCACCTTCTACAATACTAAAGTTTGTTATGATACCAGCTTCTGCTCTGTTTACGACACCACCACTCACATAATCATGTTCAAATGTAGAGATACCAACAAACGCTCTGAATGTATTTGCAGTATGACCAGTTAACACATCAAAACCAGTTACGTTTCTACCTTCTAGGATTGCGGTGTCAACGCCTGCTTGCACCAATCCCCCGCTAACATAGGTTAATGGTTGCGTACTAACACCACAATCTATTAATACATTAAGACTATCAATGACATCTACAATTGGATATGCGTCTTCTCTGAAAGTATAAGTTGATATTCCATTATATACTTGAACTTGTTTTATGAGTAAGTTTCTGCTTCTATTCCTTCCTGTTCCGATATAATGACCACCTGTTACACCAATCGTTGTAATACCAGTGATATAGTCGTATCCAAAGGTATTAATATTTCTTTGTGCTGATACTGGGGTGAATGTAAATCCAGCACCTGTTACTCTTACTCTATCACCTTCTACAAATCCATGAGAGTTGGCTGTAAAAGTACAGATACCAGCAATATGGTTGTAATCTGCTGTAGAAATTGCAACTGCACTACCAGCTGATGTTCCTAAAACTGCACCGATACTTGCACCATATCCCTGAGAAGATCTTACAGTAATTTCTGGTAACTCTCTATATCCTTGTCCCTTTCCTGTTAATTGAATAGTCTCAAGACTACCAGTTGATCCTACACCTACTCTTGCGGAAGCTTTGATTGGTAAGTAGTATCCAGCACCTGTTTGTAAACCTACTTTACTAATTCTACCAGCTCTAGGAACTCCACTTAGAAAGTTAAGCTTATTATCATCTGCGTCAATTACTTCAAAATCTAAGCCAGGAGTTTGAACAACGTTATTGATTAATATGAATGGATTATTATTGATGTCTACGCCTGTGTTGACACTGTTATAGAGAGCAGTAACTACACCTAAGTTTTCTGTTAATGTAAACTGTGTGCCTGCGATACCTGTAAATTCTAAGGATATATCATCAAGAATTACGTTTTTATCTTTCTCATCAAATGGATCTAATTTTCTAGAGAATAATCTACCAGAGAAAGAAGAACTTGTTTTTAATCCAGTAGGTCCTGCATTACCATAAGGTGCATCAGAAAAGAATATATTATCGTCTACGATATTGTAATCACCAGAAAATATTGAAGAAAGTCCAGTGCCATGACTTGTGGCAATACTACCAAAAGCACCTCTCTCCACAACAACCTGTGAACTAGTGGTTGTACTGAATACTGGGTAATACCCAACACCAGAGTTAAAGATGATAACCTGAGATATTGTGCCAACACCACTAATTACAGGGTAAAACACACCTTCTGTTTGAGGTGTTGCTGTACCTTCAATAGTAATCTTGGGAGGGTCTGTTTTAGCATACCCTGTACCGCCGTCTAAAACTTCAATTTGGCTAACACCATATGATGAATTAAAAGACGGTCTGAATAGAGCTCCTGAACCTGGCGTTTCTCTAGTAGACATTTACTCCTCAAATGATGTTGATAGAACTACTGCAATAGACTCTGGTAACTCCAGTACTATCACGGACGATACTAAACGTGAGTATATCGTCATTTGCGGTAGAAGGCGGAGGATTACCACCGACCCATTTTACTCCAGTTGCAATAACAGAACCGTTTACAGTACAGGCATCGCCATAAGTATATCCGATTCCAGCATTGTTGATAATTGTCACTGTGGTTGCTTTACTGTTTTGACCACTGACATTTGTAAATGCCCATGAAGTAACTGATGTAGATAATCCACCCAATACAACAGATCCTTGTGAAACGTCAACTGTGAACGTACCACCAGCACTTACACTAAATGTATCACTAAAGTTTCCTAAAACCTTCTCTGTAATGTCAGAGTTGAAGTTTACCTGATCCATCAGGGTACTTGCACCACTAACTAAAATATCACCCTGTACATCTAATCGACATGTAGGAGCGGTAGAACCAATACCAGTATATGCCTCATTAGTGACAACAAATGACTTAGAATCAGTTACTGCTGCATCGGATACTCGCAATCCATGTCCATTACCTTTTGCAACTGCCCATATGGTTGGTCTTTGGTTAGAGAATGATGCAACCTCTAGTTGTGAAGTGGGTAATGATGTTCCAATGCCGACCATACCGTCTGCTTTGATTCGGAACATTGTTGTTGCAGTTCCAACCTCAATAGGACCATCTGCAATCGCACCAGGCTGTTGAATTGTAATCTTACCAACATCTGCATAACTTGTTGTAACAACACCAGATGTATTGATATCAATGTTATCTGTAACACTTGCTGCAAGACCAGCAAGAACAGAGGTTGACGCAATACCACAGTTGGTTGAATACCCAGCAGTGCTAGCAAAAGAAACAAAACTTACAAGGTTAGTACCATCTCCGAAAATATCATATATCTCGTTAAAGTTATTATTAATCTTTATAGTCCCTGCCAATAGGGTATCGCCCGTCCCATCATTCGGAGCCGAACCTGTACTAATACCTTGTTTAGACATTACTTAAAAACGTTTTTTCTTTATTTATAGTTAATATGGAGGGTTATCATCCATCGTGACACTTGTGTCGTCAGTTTTAATAACAGATGAGTTAACTCTGTTGGTATCATAGTAGAAACCAGTAGCTACTGTATTTCTAGCAATAGCAGTTTTTGCTTGTGCAAATGTAGTGTCACCAATCTGTTTCACCTTCAGTAATTCATCATCTAATTTAATGATATCACCTTTGGTTATAGAACCTAAACCAACTGAAACATTTACCCCTTGATCTGATTCACTAACGGACTCAGCTATAACCACATTCAACTTCTTATTCTTAATAGGAGTTTGAATAATATTGTCAATCAAAATCAGAGCCTGTTTATTTGGATCTTGAACTTTAAGAACATGAGTTCCAGTTCCCAAACCAGTAAATGTAAATGGAAGTGAAGTTGATAATCCAGAGATTCTGAATTTGACATCATCCAATTTTTGAATGAACAATTCATCAGGCATAACATTTGTTCCACACTCTACAGGAGTCAATTCAATATTGTTGCCTGGAGTAGCACCACCAATGTATGTGCCTGCAATGGATATTGTATTTGTAACAGCATACCCAGTTCCACCAGTTACGACTTCAACATTAGAAACGTCTAAGTTAGAGTCTCTAGTAACATTGAATGTTGCACCACTACCACCACCATTATTTGTTGATGGAACGTTGGAATATGTGCCTTGACTTCCAATTCTTGATCCTGTTGTTTTAGTAACAGGGAATAACAAATCATTAGCTGGTGATGCACCACCAAGGAATGTACCAGCAATTCCTATAGTGTCACCAACAATGTAACCACCTCCACCAACTGTTAGAGTTATTGCAGTTGATATACATTGACCTGTACTCTGATCGAAATCAAACTTAACTTGGAATCTAGCACCAGTTCCAGTTGTGGTAAAGCCAGGAATACCTCCTTCTGGATTTCCAAATCCGTATATTCTAAAGACTGGGCCTGGAGGATTCTCTGTTACTGCAATTCCTGTCACTGGGCCTGGAATTTGTTGGTTGTATCCATTTTCAAATAATGAACTTCCACCAACTCCAGAAGTTACAACAGACATAACAATGTCTTTATCTCCTGTGGTATGAGATGTAGTTGCAATACCAATTTTAGAACCACCTTGAGTATCCAATCTAACAGCCTGACCAGTCTGGAAATTATGATTCTGAATACTTAGTAAGTTAAGGCTAAGATCAACATTAACAGATGAAGCAGCATTATATGTTTTCTTAAATACAGGTTCACCCCCAACTGTAAGTCCAAACTGTTTACTACCAACTAGTGTTCCTGTTCTATCGTGTGATCCATTGAAACCAGAGGAGATATCATCAAGATTCAAGACCTTATTGGTCTTATTCATAATGAAACTCTTAATAGGTCTACCTTCTGGGAAGAATATTCTTTGTACAGATCCATCTGGTAATGCGTCATCTTCTGTTACCATGGCAAAGTTATCTCTCTTACCCATGTATATCTCATTATCAATATTGAGGATGAGATCAACTTTAGTATCTACTGCCTGAACCTTCATGTTAGTAGACTTAGCAATTCCTACAGTAGCGGTATTAGCAATAGGATCACTCTCTATAATGAGATCTGAGAACTCTAGGAAACCTGATGGGTGAACAATAGATCTTACAGGTTCTTTCCATGTAGTGTATGGTAGCTTACTCTTGATTGAATATGAGAACTTCTGGAAGTAGAAGTTGTCAGATAGTCTTTGGCTGAAGTCATTAAGAATACCGACATTCATGTCGTTCTTGGAAACTTTATCTCTAGTAGATCCTAGTGTAGTTCTAACACTGAATCTGTTTACATCTCTTACACGACCATTCAACTTAGATATCTGACCGAATAGAGCATCTCCAGATCTTAGAGTTCCTATTGTATCTCTCAACCTAAGTTGACTTATATTAACATTCCAACCATTCTCAGCAACAAATCCTTCAAACTTAGCTGACGTTACTTTTTCACCAGATAGGAACTTAGCATCATTGATGATTGTCATATTGAACTTCGCCATGTCGTTGAAGTTAACAATAGAACCTAATGTAAAGTCATCATCATATTCTCCTAGTGTTACTGTTGAAATGCCAGGAGCATTTGCCATACTAAATGAAACAGTGGCATTTGCAGTACTTACACCAGTGACATCATAGAATGAGAAGTCATAATCAGCAGAGTTAAAGTTGCTCTCTCCAGCAAGAATAGAATTTGGTTTAAGTCTGCAATTCTCAACAAATACTTTATCACCTATAGCAAATGGTAACTTAGTTTCTGTAGATCCAAATCCAGTGTTTACAGGAATATTGAACTGTGCATCTAAAAGAAGTTCAACTGTTATATCTGTACCACTATGAGATATAGCATCAATATCATAACCATTAGAGTTATTAGTTGTGATAATGCTAAGTGGTTCACTGAACTCAAAAGCATTTTCAATAATATTAACTTTATCTACAGATCCACCTGATACAGTTGCAGCAATTTTTACATTATCATTACCACGAACTGCAAGTGTAGGAGCTTGGTTATACCTTGTACCACCGTCTACCACTTGGATCTCATTCATTCGTGCAATACCACTTACGTCAACAATGGCAGGGACACTTAGGAATGGTAGAAGTGTAGGGTCAGTTGGATAATCAAATCCATCTTTTATCCTTTCAATAATATCAATCTTACCAATATCAGGAGATGAAACTTTTACAATAGCATCTTGACCCTGTGTGCTTGCAAAACCAATAACTCTAGGTAGGATAGTATATCCCTTGCCTGGGAAATTGATCTTCGTAGAGTTGATAGGTCCTCTTGCGTTTGGAGACTGAGTACTATATGTGATTGTACTTACACCAGCTCTCGATATAACTTTTTGTGGTTCAAGAGGTTTTTCTATTAGGTTGAAAGTAAATGAGGTATCACTAGACTTAATAATCGAGTGATCTGTCTTAAGAACAACATTCTTGAAAGTGATATTATTTCTACCAGTAACTTCTTCATCAGATGTTCCATATAACTTTCTAGCATCAGAAGGAACAACAGGAGTCAAATTATAGAATGACTTACTTGGCCAACCAGTTGTTCTGATAGTTACTGTGGAATCTGCATTTCCAGAAATGCCATCTCTAGAAATATTGAATCCAGTATCGTTTGTACCATTAACATCAAGCTTTTCTCTGAATGATGAATCTTCAAAGAAGTCAAGTCTCATATCTAATAGACTTTGATCAGATACATCAAATGTAACTGTATTACCATTAGTGAACTCTAGAGGTGGATTAATCTTAGCAAGGTAACTTAAATTATTAGCAGATGCCTCAGTTACAGTAGATATCGATACTATGTTAGCCTCAGGTACGTCTGACTTATACTTACATAGTTTAATCGCATCAGTGTTTAATCTAAGAACAAAATATGTCTCATTGTTTACCAAACCATCAATTGTATTTCCACCATTGTAAAATACAACCTTATCACCACTTTGTAGAGATTCATCTGGTATTGTAATTTCAGTTAAGTCTGATGAGAAGGCAGATACTGCGAATCCTATCTTACCTGTGGTAACTTTAGCAAGAACTGGATCATACCTTATTTCAGTTGTTTCGGTTGATTGTGGTATGGCATCTAGTGTTACTATATCGCCAGTTTCCAATCCGTGAGCAGAGGTAAGTCCTACATCACCAAAGAACCTTTCTACCTTTGTTGTTACTTTGGGGAAGTTAGTAGTAAAGGATTGTGCAAACCCAGAGTTAGATGCTACTTCATAGAACCATATTGCATCTCCAGTTGTAGGAATACCAGTGGTTGATAATCCAATGAAGTCTGGTTCAAAGTTTATTGCATATACGTCACTCTGATCAATAAGAACTTCTGTACCAACACCAGATGTTGCACCAGCGGATACCTTTGCCCATACCAGTGAAGTTCCACCAATACCCATGTTATAAGTCAATTTCTGACCAGTAAAGAAGGTATGATCTTTAATGTAAATTCTTTGTTGAGGAACGAACCTATTCTCAACTGTTTGTACTGTGCTTAAACCAGTAAGAGGCAAAGTATAGTGTGTTCCAGTAGAACCAACACCAACTGTTTGTTGAGGGTTGAAGAAGACGACTTTGTTCTCAAAAGTGAATCTGGTTATGGTAGAGAAACCAACTGGGAATGTAAACTTGGTTGGTTTTAAAATAACGTTGTTTGTCCCAACTGCATGTGTCATTGCAGCACCAACATAGTTTTCTCTGTTTACAAACAGTCTATTGAACTGGGAATCAATGGCAGTAATAGTAAATGATTCAGTTCCGATTCCAATGATGTCATTTGTTTCAAATCCTGTCACATCAGTAACAAAGATAGAAGTGTTTACGCCAGTTGCAGTTACATTGTCTAAGTATTGAGAAAGACCAACTGATCTTTGTTTAACATTGACTTTTTTAGGTCCATTGAACTCTGCAAAGGAAGAAGTGCTAATACCACTAAGAATTAGTGTTTCTTGATCTGCAACTCCGTGTGGAATACTTGTGATACCAGTAATGGTGTTTTTGGTCTTTACAATCTCAGTATTTGCGAAAGTAGAGACTCCAATCTGTACTGAGGAAACAGGTTTACCTAAAACAGATCCAACTACGATATTTGCTCCGCTTCCATTAGTTCCTGTGCTGTCTAGAGTTAGTGTATCGTCAACTTTGTATCCATCACCTCTAGAAAAGATAGTTACAGAAGAAATACCAGAACTCTTAGTTTTGATGACTTCAAATTCTTGTTTTAGGGCATCTTTAACATCATCAATCAATTCATAGTCAGAATTACCAAATGAGAGCGAATATGGAGCTACGTTTCTTGTAAGATCTCTAGATGCTATATCAATATCCTGATTGAAGAAAGTTACAAAGTTTTCTTCGATAGGAGTGTCCTTAAATGATCCACCAAGTAAATATGGGAATCTTGGTTTAGCAACACCACTAGAATCAACATCTACACTGTAGAAGTAGGCATATACACCATCTGGATACTGTGGAGTCACACAATAGCGTCCACCATGCACGTCTAGGTCGCCTGAGTTGTCAAAGATGTAATCATTGGTAAAGTATCCAAAAGCAAAGCCAGGTGGTCTTAAACCCGATCTAAGAGTCGTATCAAGAATGTATCCTGACTGTAATCTCTTGATTGCCCCTCCTGTTGCGTTCTGATATCCATAAGGACCGTAAATTGGGTTGCCGTCATAAGCAAATCCAAGTATAGGTGAGTGGAAAGCGTTTGGTGTTTCTAAATTAGCAGAATCAATGTTGTCTCCAAGTTGGAATCTAAGTTTTTGTGGAGGATAGATACCAATTGTCTGTAATTGGAAGGCAGGGTTCGTACTTGGCTTAGTAAGTAGAGAATCTTCGTTACTAATGATAGCATCGTTTTTCTGAACTTGGTTTATCTTCCATTCTCTTACGTCTGCTATGAATTTAGCAGATTTACCTCTGTTTTGTAAAGTTAGAGTTGTATCACTTGCGTTATAACCGATACCACCGTCAAGAATACTAACACCACTGATTCTGTCCCCAGTAATGATTGGTTTTACGTCTGCAAAGCTACCAGTAGGACTTGTGATGATAATATCGGAGTCTTCACGGTATCCTTTACCAGAAGCGAGTATTTGAACATCTACTATCGACCCACCAATGATAATAGGCTTCAAAAGAGCGTTAAAGACAACAGTTGAGATACCAACATCAGGTCTTCTGTGGAAATCCATGATATTAGTACATCCATAACCAATACCACCTTCTTCTAGGTAAACACTTTCAATACTTCCCAATACTAGAGGGTCAAGCTCAGGTTTGATGATAGTTGTGCTACCAATAGCAGATAAACTTTCTACGTTTACTACTATAGGAGGGTATTTTATAGTATGTTTTCCAGATCCGATTCCACGAATTACGACTGGTTTATTTTTGTTATAATTCTTTAAATTTCTTTGTGAGGAAACACCAACATCACATAATCTGAATCTATTACTGTCAATTTTCTTAATAGCGTACTGTGTAGCTGTAGAAAGACCATTCGCAACTGTTCCGTCAGTAGAATACTCTACTATTTCTCCATTATGGAAATTATGGTTGTATGCTAGTATGTAATCATCAGATGTGCTAATACCAGACTGTGTATCTCCGTTTGTTGGTCTACCCTGAACAACTACCTTCTTATTTGAATATCCTGAACCAGAATTTTTGACATAAATCTTGGTTATGGTATTTTTAGCTTCAAGTGAAGTGAATTTATGGAAACCAAAACTGATATTACCAATATCAACTGTGTTGATACCAGATTTAGCATCTTCTGGTGTTTTGTGTAACTTAATTTTCTTTTCATTGATTACACCAGCGAAATAAGTTGATCCATCAACGATATTGACAATAGGAGTGTTACCTCTAGAGTCATATACGATACCTTCACCTATTTCAAAGTTATGTCTCTCTGGGAAAGTAATACTTTCGTCAAATGTGTCAACTGATGATCCGTCTGCCTTGAAATTAGCAACAATCTTACCTCTAACTAGATTAGACTCAAGGACGGCACCAGTTCCGTTACCACCACTAACAGTAATCTTGGGTTTTTCCTGATATCCGATGCCAGGAGCAACCAACTTAACTTCTCTGAATGATCCAGATACGTTAGCATAAGCAATACCACCACTACCTTGTGCGTCGTTAATGACGAGTGGAGGTCCTGTGATAACATCATAATCTTTGCCTGGATTGGTAACTGTAATCTCTGTAATGTCACCGTGGAAGATTTGTTCATCAAAAACGGTGGGTGGAAATACCTCAACACCGTTTGCCATCAATCCTACGGCTCTGTTATTGACTACTCTCTGGTTTGGATCGTCAAAAAGATTTTTTTGTTTATAGAAAGGATACTTTCTAAGAATCTTCTGATTCTTGAGTGTTTTGTTTTCCCAACCAGACTTGTAGATATATTGGCCAGGTGTTCCTGTTCTAACAGCAATGTATTTTTTAGCAAATACGTCAGATCCACTAAATGAAAGATAAAACTCAGTTTGGTTGATTGCAGTTACAAAGTATATACCAGTATTGATTCCACTATTGGTTGTATTGTCCCAATAGATCTTATCTCCAGTCACATAGTTGTGATTTAAGAGTGTACTAGCGGACGCTGCAGGGTCGAAGGCAGGGTCGAACGATTGAATGGTATAAGTAAACCCACCGCCGTTTAAAGGTGTCCCAGAACCGTCTACAACCTCTGTTGTACTGGTTTTTACAAATACTTTATTGTCAGTTGCAAAAATAGGATAGTTTGGTAAACCAGAAGAAGCGATGTAAAAGAATTCTTCTGCCTTATCAAGGTAACTATTCTGTACACCAACAGGAAACGCATCTACACCTGTAAAGTAATTAGAATTATGTTCTGCCTTTGTAACAGTCTTTGTAATTGTAATTGCATTAGCTGGAAGTGCAGTAGCTGTCTGAACAACAATGGTATTAGCGTAAACTTTAGAGAGATTGGTTGCATCATATTCAATATCTTTGATCGTGACTGTTGATGAATCTCCAAATTGGTTTTTAACAATTAATATCTCATCAACGTAGAAAACAACTGCATCAAATAGAACAATTCTGAAAGTATTGACGTTTACTTGGTTTACAGAAGCAATATTATGAGTAGATGGTATATTGTAAATCCAATTATTGAATTGTGGCGAATCTCCTAAGTCTCTACCGAAAGAAAGTAACTTAAGACTGTCACCAACTTGCATATTGGTAGATGCACTTGTATCAACTTCATCAATAACATTAACAAGTCTAAATTCCATCAATGATGTCTGTCCAAATCCAGCATAAGCATATGCAAGCTTGTTTTCCAGAACATCAGCACCAAAAACTAATGATGTAGTAACACCAGATACTCCTAAGAACTGGTTTACGGTTTTGTCAGTGTAACTAAAGGTTAGAAAGTTAGCACCTTCTCTAGGTCTTACTAATAGTGTTCCACTTTGACCAAATCCGACTGTAGAGTCAACAACAATACTAGTAGAGTTCTCTGGTGTGATCTCTAGTGCTTTTGTTTTACCAGGCACAGAGAATGTACCATCAAAAGATGTAGAGTCAAGTGACATCTCATAGAAGTCAACCTGATTGACTGGTCTATACTCAACATTGTAGATAGAAGCACTTACAGTACCAATACCACTAACGTCTTGATACAAGAAGTTACCAATAGACTCAAGTGGCTGTGCAGTTGGAGTTAAGTTCTCAAGTAGAACGTGTTTAGTTTTGAAATATACGTTTGAAGAAGGTACGATTGTTTGTTCAATCGGTTTTAAGAGTTCAATGTCTTCGCCATAAAGAAGTTTAAAGAGAATCTGATATGAAGAGTCAGTTCCCTTTGACATGTAGAAGTCTTTTGCCCTAGTCAGGATGTTTGTGATAGATGTTCCAGTTATGAAACTTCTATTTTCAAATCCAGGCAGAAACTCTTCTTTAAACTTGGTGAAAAATGTCTGTAAGAAAAGATTACTTAAGTTGGTAACTACAGATCCAGATACATGTTGTGCAGCACTGGTGGGTTGGAAGTTTAAGAACTCAGCATCGTCTTCTTTTGATATCTGATCAATACCACTGAATCCTCTAGAACACCCAATAAAAGATGTAGCAGTTTTGCTAGTATATGTGATTATCTCATCATCAATCTTAAGTAAACCATAGGTATCAGGCCAACCAGTGGTAGAATCTACCTGTATTGTTCTGTCAGCAGCGAAAGCATCATCTGTAAGAGTTGTTGATTCAGTTAAAGTCTCCGAATTGAACGCACCAATCTTTCGATACTCAGGAAGATTGTTCGCTAGGTCAGCTGTACCAGATTTATGTTCTTGTGATTCGTAATATTGATTTAAAAAGCTCGCAAAAAGAGGTGATTCCTGATTTAGAAATTCTGGAATCTGAGATTGTATGACATGAGAGACTTTTACTCTTTTAATATCTGTCATTTACCTTGTGTAAATTGATTCGCTAGCGTAACTAGAGGTTGTGACGTATGCAGTAGCAGATGTATTCTCACCAGAGGATACAACATCAGGAAGTGCATTAACTGTACTATTCGCAACGTCTAATTGAAGGTACAGATCTTTGAGTGCAATAACATCATTAGAATCAGGTATTGCTTCAACTTGAATTAATCCATTTGCTAATGTAGACCCTGTTATATTTACCACATCCAAATTAATCTCTCCGTGAACGTAATCCACTGTCCCAGCATCATTCTTAACGATAAGGGGAAGGTTATTTACAAGTTTGAAGAAAACAAGTTTACCAAAGTCAGTTCCAGCAGTAGGAATATCGCCCAGATATAGAACTCCATCTATACCATTAACAGTAAACCCTGTAGAACGTATGCCATATCCGTTTGGTTGGTCATAAAAGGCGTTTCCATAGCAAAGTTCATAAGTTGCAAAAGTATTGAGTTCAGGCGTAATGTCCCTTCTCATTTTAACTCTTGTAATGTTAGAAGTTACACCTCTTGCAGAGGCATCAATCAATCCAAGAACTTTACTGTACTTAAATCTACCACCAAAGTCATTAATATCAGATGATTTGGAATATTGTGTAAGTGCTGTGGTTACTGATGTAAGTAATTCAGTTGTATCTGAAACTGAGTTCGTGTTATAGTAAACAGAAGTATCAACTTCAACGTAAAGATACTTGAGGTCAATAATTTCTGGTTTGATACCAGCGATTGAATATTGTTTTAGTTGCCTAGAGATATCATCCTTTGTAATCTGTGAAAGGAATGAACCGTTTCTTGGTTTGATGGAAATAAACACTTTTCCATACTCAGGTGGATCAAGTTCCTCTCCACCGTAGGCGGTCACAGACTCAACGTTAGGATATACGAATGGAATGATACCAGAGTAGTCACTTGCCGTTACTGCACGGTATTGTGAGGAGTATATACGAGGTGCAAGGTATTTGATGGAACTGATGTCTTCAATATTGTCTCCCATTGAAGCTCTGTTCGCAGTTGAGATAACTGAGATACCTTGAGTGATAGGTAAACCTTGGTCATCTTGTAAAATACCAACAAATGAGAAATTCTTAGCATCATTTCCAAGTCTTCCGTTGGTTACAATGTAAGTTGCGGTAACAATTGCTCCAGCAGGCGGTTTTTTACCTAAAATTCCGTCTCCAAACAAGATTTCATATTGTTCGTCTTCGATTTCTTGAATTAAGAAGAGTTTTGACGTAGCATCAACTCTTAAAATGTTGTCATATAGCGTATAAATCTCAGAAGTCGTAGATTCAACCGTAACACGGATAGAAGTTGTGTCAATATTCGAGTTTGGAAGAATAAAACGCTGATTTGGTTGAGAATAATCAATCTGAAAAGTCTTTTGAAGGTAAACTCCTTCGTAAATGTTCAAATTATTGAAAACTGCAATATTATTGTCACCAGTTGTAGCAACAAAGTCGTCTGGAATTGAAAAAATGTAAGATCCACCGACTTGATTACCCAATGCAACCTGTCCAGCCTTCAAAGTTACGATTCTTGTGTCGTTAGTTCCCAAATCAACGCTAAAATTCACAGTTGCCATCGCAGATCTGCTTGATCTTGGCACATATCCGATATTTCTAGCAAGTGAAACAACGTTTTCACGCAAAGTTGCACTGTCGAGGAAGCACTCATTGACTGCCATGTTGGTATTGTAGGCAGTAATGTAAGTATTATATGCTAAAAGGTCAATTAGAGTCGAAAAGTTCGATCCCTCAAAGTCAAAATCAGCAAAATCACTGTTTACTCGAAGATAATCTTTAATTTGTGCTCTTAGATCTGCAAAATCTAAGTTTGTGAACTGGTTAAACGACATTATATTCTAGTTGATTGGAGAATGAAGTCTATATTTTGTCTGGGCGCTGTTATTCCAACGATATCGTAGGAAATTTCTACCGTTAAGTCATTAGTATCCATAGGATATGTGATCTTAACACCTATATTTGTGACTCTAGGTTCAAAGTTGTCTAGTAAAAGTTCAACATCATCCTCTAATTCCATAGCCATAGAGGAATCTGCGACCTCAAACATCTGATCTTCGATTTTACTACCTATGAGTGGGTTGTAAAAGCGCTCACCAAGACGAGTTCTAACCAAATTCATGACAGAACGCTTGATAGAGTTCTCATTTGTGAAGACTCCAATGTCATCTGTAACAGGATGTCTAGCAAATGATAAGCTAATATCCTTAAAAGGTTGACTTGTATTCAGTTGTTCGTCAATGCTTGGCATTATTCATTCAAATTTTGTTTTCTTTTTTCATCATTGGTGTCATCACCAACAACTTCACGCAAAAGATCGTCTGCCGCCTCCTCTTCTGGTCGAGGATTAATGAATTTTTTATCGT